AGCGGAGCTAAAAAGAAATTTCTAGAAATAGAAGATGCTTTTACAGATGCTGACCAAGCTATTCATGCTGCTCAAGATTTAGAGTTCTTTGACACAGTAACAAAAGAAGCAATACAAGGAGATGAAAATCTTCAGAAAAATATCTATTACAGATATTTAAGTGGTAAAAACTTCTCTAATGCAGAAATTAAAGAATCAATAGATGATTTAGAAGCTATTGGTAAACTTGAAGAAAAAGCTCTTAAAGCTATTCCTGAATTAAGGAATCAAGCACATTCTATTGTAGAAAATTCAAGAGCAAATAAAGCTGCTGAAGAAGCTAAATGGGAAAAGCAAAGAGAAGATAGTTATAATAGTTTAATGGGAGCTATAGATACTAAAGAACAATTTATAGATGGTTTAAAATTAAATAAATCAATTAGAGAAAAACTTAAAAGTAATATAACACAACCTGTTTATACTGATAAAAGTGGAAAAGGATATACTTCATTAATGTATAAACAAATGAAGAAACCTGCTGAATTTGAAATGTTAATTAATTACTATGATTCTATGGGACTTTTTGATGTTGATAAAACAGGAAACTTTAAACCAAATATTACTAAATTGAAAAAAGTTGCTAAAACTCAAGCAGTATCAGAAATTGATAGAGTAATAGCATCAACGAATGAAAGAGGAGTAGGTAGAAATACCTCAGTAGAAACTTCTCAGAAAGCTCAAGGAATATTAGATCTACTAGAAAGAGGAATGGGAAAACCGAGAAAAAGATAATTTAAAATAAATCGTTTAACAAAATAAAAACAAAAACAAATGGCACAATTACTTCCATTACAAAAATATGAAGCAGTTGATTATAACGGTCTAGTGACTGATAATCATTTTCATGCTTTGTATCAACAAAAACCTGAACTAATTAGTTCTGTGATCAGAGAGATCTACAAAACTAATCTTCAAGGTAAATTACGTGAATTCGTTAATAGGTTCCCTGTTAAAGAGGTAGAACAAGAAAACGGATTTTACAACTGGATGTTGCAAGGGCAACATGATAAAAACTTAGCTTTAGTAGCTGTCGAAGATATGGCAGGCGCTGCAATTACTGTAGGAAACTACGGAGCTAATGGACAAAGGTTCAATATGATCTTTTCAGAGTCAATCTTTGATGAAGGAGATGTTCTTAGAGGAGAAAGTGATGAGTATCACTTACTTGTTAAGAAAGTTTCTGACGCAGGTTCTCAAGTAAAAGTAGAAGTAGAATTAGTAACGGACAATCCTGCTAAATCTATTCCTGCTGATGAATTAGGTATAGGTTCTAAATGGTCTAAATTTTATAGTTTATCTCCATCAACATTATCTTACCAAGGTTCTAATCCTTATTTCACTTCTCCTTGGAGAATGGAAAACCGTCCTTCTACTTTACGTATGGAATACAAAGTTCCTGGTAATGTGATTAACAAAGGGAAAAACGAACCATTAGAGTTTGGATTCCAATACAAAGGACAATCAGAATCTATCTGGATTAACTATCAAGATATGGTTGCTCATCACCAATGTGAAGAAATGTTCGCAAGAATGTTAATGTACGGTAAGAAAAACTGGACTTCTGATCATAAATATCTTAACAAAGATGACAAAACTAAATATGCTATCGAATCAGGTGCAGGTTTCTTCGAGCAAGTTGCTCCATCAAACGTTCACTATTACAATAGCTATGATTTAGATTGGCATTTAGAAATGTTATTAGACATGGGTGTTGGTAAAATAGAAAGAGGCAGAAGAACTATTCACTTATTAACAGGTGAGTTCGGAGCTATTGAAATTTCTAGACAAATCCAAGCTAAGTCTGGAACTAATGTTACTATCGTATCTGATAAATTCCTTACAGGTAATTCTAAATCAGGATCTATCGGTGGTAAGAATACTAAATCTGCTATGGAACCACAGTACAATATCTATGAGTGGTACAATGGAGTTACTATCAAAGTTGAAATCCTTGATTTCTTCGATGATGATGTATACTTCCCTAAAGTACACCCAGATGGTAAAGGTATCGTAGAATCTCATAGAATACTAGCTCTTGATTACGGTGAAGAAGCAGGTATCTACAGAGTTAAACCAAAAGGTGTTCCAGATTATAACTGGGCATATATTGCAGGTATGAGAGATCCTTTCTCTCCAGCAGGTAAAGGTTCACCAAAAGTAGTGTCTTCTCCAATAGATGGATATGAAGTACACTTACAGAAATGGGGTGGAATGATGATCGAAGATCCAACTAAAGTAGTTGATTTAAGACTATCCGTAGATTAATATCTACTTAATATATATAGTAAAACCTCTTTGTATATTTTTTTCATATACAAGGAGGTCCTTTACTACGGGAGAATAAAATAAAAAATTAATTAAAAACAGCAAAAAATGGGAAAAAAAGACAGCACAGTATTAGAAAAACCAAGCAAAGTTTGGGGAAGTTATTTACGAAATGAAGTAGTAAATGTAAGACCTGTAGAATCATCGGGAAAGTGGTCTACATTACTAGTAAAAGGACAAGATAAAAAAAAGGATCCTTTTATATATAATAAAGTTAAAAGGAGTTATCAAGTTCCTCTTAACAACCATAGAAGAGGTGGAGGAGTAAAAATGATACTTGACGATATAGAAAGACGTCATATTAAAAAATATACGAGTCAATATCCTGAAGGGATGACTCAACAAGAGTTCTTTGAAAAAGAGTTAGGTGCAGACCTAAACGTAACACTTCGTCCAGATGAAAATTTCTGGAGAATAGATAGAAGAGCAAGAGTAACTATGACTAAAGAAGGTCTTACTCTTAATCTTAACACGGCAGTAGATATGTTAAAATATCTTATTCTACTTTCTAATAAGAAGCTAATCTCTCCATCTTATGATGATAGATTATTAAAAGCTACTTATGAATTTATGATGGTAGATGAAGGAAAAGTAACTTCTAAAAAATTAGAAGATGCAGAATTAAAAGCTAAAGCTTATATTAAATTTGCAGAAGTTACTTCTAGTATTCCTAAAATGTCAGGATTTATTCGTTCATTAGGAAGAACAATTCCTAGTAACAATTCAGAAGATTGGCTTAAAGCAGAAGTACTTACAGTATTAGAAGAAAGTCCTTATAATTTCTTATCTATAATAAATCACCCTCAATATGCTAATAGAATTTTTATTCAACAAGCTGTTGATTCAGGAGCCATTAAGAAAATGGGCCCTAAAAGATATACTTTAGATAATGGAATAGAATTAGGAGATCTTACAAATACTATTAATTATTTAGAAAATCCTGAAAATCAGGAAGTAAAAATGAGGATTAAAACTCAAATAGAATTATCTAAAAAGTAACAGATGACCGCAAACGAAATGGCAGATGAATTAGAATTAAGGATTGACAGAAGTGACAGTCTTGGTTCTCCTGGTTACGAAGATTTTGATATTACTTCTGTTCTTTCAGAAGCTCAAATGCTTTATGTAAAAAAATTTACTAGTGAAATTAATAATCGTAAAGGACAAGGCTTTGAAGAAACAGAAGTAAGAAATCAAGGTTTAAGTGCCCTCATTAACCAAGGTGCTAATCTTACTATTTCTGCTAGTCAAGTAGGAATTTTAGATAATGGAGTTTTTTATGATCTTCCTGATGACTTTATGTTAGCTATTTATGAAGAAGCTGTTATTGATAAAAAAACTTGTGGAACAACAGATGATATTAAAGCAACTGTTAATATTATTGCCCACGATGAAATATCAAGATTACGTGAAAATAAATATAAAAAGCCTTATTATAAAGATTACGGTTCTGCTAGAGTTTGGAGGATTAATTACAGAAGAGATGTATCTGGAATAGATCCAACAATACCTGCAACTGCTAAGAGACATCAATTAATAACTGATGGTACTTTTGCTGTAACTAACTATACAATGAATTATTTAACAATTCCTTTAGACATTAATGTTGATAGGACAGTTGTTGCTAACCAAAAAAATTGTATCTTAGACGCCGCAACTCATACTGTAATAATTGACATCGCTAAAGATTTAATGTTACAAAGAGTTAAAGAACAGAAAATACAAAATATAGAACCTATACAGGTGCTAGAATAAAAAAGAAAATATAAATTAAATTATAAATTAAAAACAAAAACAATGTTAAGAAAACAAGACAATATCACTTATACAGTGGTAGGAACACAAGCCGCTGGGGTACCTGCTGCTGCAGGAATCGCTTCGGCAACAACAGTAGCTGCAGGAGCAGTCGCTGTAGTAGATGAAGGAAATGTAATTTTAAATGCTGTTGCATATACTGCATTAGCATCTGATAGAACAGTTAGATTAGTGCAAAATATTGCAGGTGAATTATTTTTCACCGCTGCTATGACTAAAGGAGCTATAAAAACTTCTACTCATGCATATACTGCGCCAATTCAACAAGTAACTAGAATAGGATTTGATGGTGTATCTGCAGGTGCAATGCCTGTTGCTAACGATACTTCTTATTTTATAAAAATTCGTAAGAATGATCCAGATGCTGCTAATAGAAGTCAACCTTCTAGTTTATTTGCACAATTTAAAACTGATGCTACTGGTTCTCAATCAGAATTAGCTATGGGATTAGTAAAAAATGGTGTTAAGAATATGGAAGATGAACCTGCAAATGGTTACTTAAGATTTGAAGCACTTTGTGATGATGCAGGAGCTGCTTCTACAGCTGCTTCAGGAACTATCACTTTTACTTATGGTTCAACAACAGTAACTACTAGTGGTGCTACACCAGCTACTGATTATCCAGTAGGAGCTTTTATTAGATTTGGAACAGCTTTAACAGATGCTGTTTATGAAGTAGTAGCTGTTAGTAATCCTAATCAAACAATTACTTTAGGTTCAGCTTATGAAGGAGCTTCAGGTACACTTACAGTAACAAATCATGAATTTATTACTGCTGTTTTAGCTGCTGCTGCTAATTTCGGAGTTCAAATGAGAGGCGTAGAGGCTCCTTTTGATGTAGATGCTTTCAGAAACTATTATACTAATAGATTTACTGCAAATTTCTCTGATTCTTCAGTACTTAATACTCACGTATCTGGTGCTACAAATGGAGTTGGTACTTGGCAAGAAGCTGCGATGAATGAATATTTATCAATGGGCTTCCAAGGACAAAACGAAATGACAAGTGTTCCACCGAAAAGCAGAACAAGTTCTGTTACTTCAGGATCTACTTATTCGACTATGATGATTACTGCTGATGAGTCTATTTCAGGACTAGTTAGTGATAATACAGAGACTGGTAAGATAATATTATATGGTGAATTAGCTGTTGCAGGTACTTCTGCATTCGCAGCTGCTGCAGTATTCGGTGTAACACTACCATAGAGATTTTCTCTCCCAAAACCTCAGTAGCCTGTTTGTTAATTTGCTGTCAACAGCAGGCTACTTTTTTTTATTATCTAATAAAGACTAAAGATTTAAAATGACATTTTTATATTATATTACTAAATTTAATAGAAATGTCATTTTTTTTTTATATCTTTACAGGATTAAATAGAGAGTCTAATGATAAGAGCCATAATACTTATAACAGTTGAAACAATCCTTAGATGGATTATTAAACCTATAAGTATTATTTACACATTAATAGTATTATTAATTCGTTGTAATAAAAATTTTAAGCTATTTAACAGAGTATTCTCAAGATACTTAGTAAGAATAGCAATGGCCCACGATCAAGCTGATAATACAACAGTAAGATTTTTATTTAACGATTTGTTATTAAAAAAAAAAGTAGACAGCTATAAATTTGGAAACATGGATGAAAAAATATCATCAGTATTAGGAAAAAATCAAAAACGTAAAGCATTAAATATGCTTGGTAGATTTGTAAATAGTGCTCTTCATATAATTGAAGAAGACCATTCTATAAAAGCTATAGATCCTGATGTTACTGATGAAAATTTGCCTCCAATTAATTAAAAAAATTATGGATACTACATTATTAGCATTAGTAACAAGCATAGCAGCTGCTTTAGGAATAAAAGAAATATGGAGCATTTGGAAAAAGAGAATGGACATTAATGCAGACAAAGATTCTGACGAATTACAATTAAGTACTAAAGTTTTCTTTACAACTATAAAAGATTTAAAACGTGAGATAAAAGTTTTAGAAGAAAAGATAGATGATTTAATTGAAAAAAATACACAATGTGCTATTAAATTGGCTAGATTAGAAGAGCGCTTAATGGTCAATGCTGTAAAAAAAGTAAGAAGAAAAACAACTAAACTTAAAAAATAATGGCATTACTACCTAAAATATCATTAACTATACCTAATACTTGCTGTGATAAAGTAGATATTTGTGAAACTACAGGTATTTATGTTAATGGAGCTAATGATGGAGGTTGGATAAACTCTGCACCTGGTCCTAATATAGATACTACAGAAGTAGTTACAGGCATTGTTACTGTATATGATTCTGCAGGAACTGCTTTATTACAAACTTTTGATATAAAAAATGGAGCTACAGATTTATATCCTTCTGCTACTCCGCCACAATTTCAAGCTTATTCAGGAGCTGCTTGGAATCAATCAGATGGTATTTTTCAAATAATATATACTGTAATAGATGCTACTCCAACAACATATACTAATGATAAACAATATGTATTATTTCTTTGTAATCTGCAAAATTGTATTGATAACTTAATTGCTAAATTAGTTATAGAATGTGATCCTGATACTTTAGAAGAACTTAAAAACACTATAGATCAATTAGAGATCTTAATTTATGGAATTAAATCTGCATTTGCTTGTAATAATTTTACAAGAGCAGAAACTTTACTAGCAAATGCTAGAATAATATGTGATACTGTCACAGATTGTCAGCCTTGTTGTGGAGATTGTTAATAAAAAAATTTAAAATTAAAAACAATGGGATGTTCAAATAATTGTAATGATATAACACTACTTACAGGAAATGATGGTGCAGATGGTGCAGACGGTGCAAACGGTTCAGATGGTAAATATGGAGGACACTCCTCTATATGGAAATTTGATCCTGCAGTTGTGCCTACTCCTGCAGTTAGTTATCTTAGATTTAATAATGCTACTCTTAACTTAGTAACTCAAATACATATAAATGAAACTAATAAAAATGCTACAGATATGTCAGCTTTTTTAACTTCATTTAATGCTACTGGAAGTTATGGTTATATTAGAATATTTAAAGAATATGATGATAATATTTTTTGGGTAGGAGAAATAACCAATATAGTAGATAATGGAACTGATAGAACTTTAACTGTTACTCACACACAATCAAATGGTACTCTTATTCTTGATGATGCTGTAGTTGTAACCTTTACTCCTAAGAGTGCAGCAGGAACTACTATAACAGATTTTGCATATGCCGCTAAAGATGTTCAAACTATTTCATCAGTTGGTTATGCATTAGCTCCTGGAGCTTTAACTTTTCAAAAACTCGTTCATACTAATAGTACAGGAAGTACTCAAAATTATGAAGTGACTGTTTCTTTTAATGTAGGAGATAATACTGGTGCAAGTATACCTGGTATAGATTGTTGGGCAGCATTAATAGTTAATGGGGTTAATGTTTATGAAATACAAGAGAAAAATGCTACAATGGAAAATGCAGTAAGTGGACAAGGTTTTACTATTATGCATGGTTTTCTACTAAATAATGTAGCTACTAATATTCAATTAGCTAATACTCAAACTTTAGAATTACAATTTAAAAAAGGCGGCCAAGATACTAGAATTAATGCTGCAACTTTATACGTTAGACAAATATGACCTCTGAGTGTTTAAACATATCGATATGGAGATTACAATGTAAATATAGCATTGCAGTAGAAGAATATCTTAATAATATATTATTAGGAATAAGTTGCGATTCTTTACCTTGCTTATTAACCTTTAAAAGAGCTCTTCAAATGCTTTCTAGAAATGCTGTAAATTATGGTGCTACTACTATAGAATATGTAGCTAATCATTCTCATGTTGGGATAATTACTTTACAATATCTTGATGAAAATAATGAAATTCAATCTGTGGGTATACCATTAGAACCAGCTACAATAACTTTTTGTGCTATTAAAGATTCTGTAACAGGAGCTCCAGCAGATCTTGCTTCAGTAACATTAGTTGCTGGTAATGATTGTAATACTCATTGTGACAATAATATTAAAGAAGCTGTTTTAGAAGATATTATATGCTCACTTAATAAAAAATATAATTAAAAATATAACTAATGAAAATACTTAAAAAATTTAAAAAAGAAATTAGTAATGAAACTCCCAAAGATGTTGAGGTTTTTTTAGACCAGGCAACTAAAGATTTGTGCTATAAAGATCGTCTCGGACAATTAATTTCAATAAAATCTGGAAATAAAGTTTTCCAAACTTTAAGAGACCAAGCTATTATAGAATGGGATTATAGTAAAGGATATAATGCTCGAGTAACTTTAGAGGGCAATAGAACACTTGCTATACCTACAAATGTTGATCCAGGAGATTCAGGTACTCTTGAAATAGTTCAAGATACAACAGGAACTAGAACATTAAGTTTACCTTCAAATTTTAGAACAGTTAATCAAGGAGGCGGTGTAATAAGCTTATCAACAACTCCAGGTTCTACAGATATTTTAACTTGGGTATATGATGGAACTTATTTTTATGCGACTGAAGAAATGGGTTATACTGCATGGAATGATTATTCTGTTACTTTTGATGGAGTAACAGGTACTTATATTGATTTAACAAACAATGCAGCCTTACAACCCGCTGGAGCTTTCACGCTTTCAGGATGGTTATATATAGATAATATAGGACTTAATCAAATAGTATTAGCAAATAATACAGCAGTAGGAGCTAAAGGTTATGTATTTTGGGTAACACACACTACTAAAAATATAGCACTTAGTGTGAATGATGGTGCTGTTTGGACTGCATGCCAAGGTACTACAACTTTTGCTACAGGACAATGGTATCATGTAGCAGCTAGTTATGCAGGAACTTCTTCGGACATAAAAGTATATGTTAATGGACAATTAGAAAATACAGTTTCATCAACAGCTACTCCTATTACTTATACAGGAGCTGGAGGTTATATTGGAAAATATAATGTATCTCGTTCAGGTGGTAAAGTAGATGAAGTAGCATTATTTAGTTCAGCATTAACTGGAGCACAAATAAATTCTATATATAATGGAGGATCTCCAGCAGACTTAACATCATTAGCTCCTGTAGCTTGGTACAGAATGGGAGATGGAGACACTTCTCCAGTTATAATAAATCATGGAAGTGCTGGAGCACCAATTAATGGTTCTTTAACTACTCTTCCTATAGGCGTAAACGGCTTTATAATAAACACCCCTTAAAAATATAAAAAAATGGCAAATGAAATGACATATCTAGTAATAAATGTCGCAGATTCAGAATTAGTTAATAATTATGACTTGTGCGCTCAAAAAAATCAAACTTTTTGTATAACAAATTTAGCTGAAGATAAATTTATAGTATCCTATATAGATATTCCTGCATGGGTAGCAACTATTACTCCTGTAGCTACTTTAACTTATGATGAATGTGTAACATATATAATTGATACAGCTGGTTGGTTAGATGTAGATGTAGTGGCTATTCCTGTTTCTACACCCCTTGCTTTTGATCAAGCTTCTTATAATGCTGAAATAGCTACTGTAGACCTTACAGCAACACCACCTGTAGGTGCTATTCTTGGTACTGTAAATGTTGTTTGTACTATTGATACTGTTCTTCAGACTATTAGTTGTACAGGACCTGATGAAGTTAATTTTAATGAAACAAGAACTGCTATAGTTCTTTCCGAAGAAAAGAATACACTGGTTGCAACTTCAAGCACATCTCCTGTATTTTCAGGCACATATACTATGCCATAAAAATAATATATAATAATTAATAAAAATTTAAAAAAATGGCAACAACAGAACAAGAACAATTAGCTGCTTTAAAAAAAATGGCAGCTATTCCAGGAACTTTCGTAGTAAATGATGCAAGTCTTGTTACTATGGATTTCTCTGCTATATATATTGCAGAAGACACAATAATAAGTAACTTATATATAAATGATACTGCAGGTAATAACCTTAGTAGATATGTAAGTACACCAGGAACAGCTGTAAAAGGAGGAGTAATTATCACTTGCAGAGATGGTAAATTTTCAGCAATTCAATTAACTTCAGGAAGTGTTAGTTTAATATTATTATAATAATAATATATGTACTCAATTGATTACGGATATAATATTAAGGCGAAATCATTGAGTTCTGGTGGTTTAGATCCCGCCGCTTTTGTCACTGAATGGACAGTTAGTTCAGGAGATACTATCGTATTACCATCTTATGATACACTTCCACTAGGAACTTTAGATTATGATGTAGATTGGGGTGATGGTAATTCAGATTCAAATGTTACAACAAAAGATAAAACTCACACTTACACATTTGGTGGTGGTGGGACAAAAGTTTTTCAAGTAGTGATAACAAATCAGTTTCATTCTTTGAGAATGACTAGGAGTAATGGTCTTGGATATACAAGTAATCAAGATAGATTAACAAACATGGTTCAATGGGGAACAGATACTACTTGGAGTGCTTTGGGATATATGTTTCAGAATTGTGGGAACATGCAATATACCGCCACGGATTTCCCTGATATTTCTAATTTAGCAGAAAGTTCAAATATAAGAGAAATGTTTAGTCAATGCGATAGTGTTGTTGATTTAGATTTAAGTAACTGGACTAATACAGGTAATATAACAACTCTTTATGGCATGTTTTATGGTATGAATAGTTTAGAAACTTTAAACTTAACAAACTGGGATACAAGTAATATTGGCGCTCCCAATAATTTATGTTATGGATCTGGTAGCGCTGTAAATGGTTGTGATTTTATAATGCCTGACTTAGATTGGTCTAATGCAAGCAATATATCAAGTATGTTCTATCAAACTAATGTAAAAAGTATAGATGTATCAGGATGGACTTTTGGTAAGAGTGTTGTTTTAAGTAGTTTATTTCGTAAAACACAAGAGGGGAGTAGTGGCCCATCATTTAGCGTTGATATATCAACTTGGAATAATACTGGGTATATTACCACTTTGAATGATTTTATTAGAGATTCAGATATGACATCTCTTAATGTAACAGGGATAGATACAAGCAATGTGACTTCTGTGGCTCGTTTTGCATATTCCTGTGATAAATTAACCCATATCACTGGATTAGATGAATTTGATGCTACTTCAATTACACTTGCTAATTATATGTTTCAGGGTGCTGATATATTTGACTTTGGAGCTACGAAATCTAATTTTGGTTCTAATTGGGGACCTAATTTAGGCAGTTGCACAAACCTTTCAAGTTTCTTTTATCTGGTAGGTTCTACTACACCAAGTAGTACTATTGCAAATGTTGCAGATTGGGATACCTCTGCTGTTACAACTTTCTATAATTTTATGAATGGGTATAAATGGACAGGTGGAGGGAATCCAGATGTTTCAGGGTTTGATGTTAGTAATGTAACTACTTTTCAAAATGCCTTTAGAAATAGTAGTGTTTCATTATTAGATACTTCTAATTGGTCAATTACATCTAATTGTACAAATATGGGAAATTTTCTACAAAGTGCAGATTATAGTGGGGATTTAGATTTTGGTAATTGTGATTTTTCCGCAGTAACAACTTTTTCACACTTTGGTTATTATCAAGAAATAACAGGGTTTACATTAGGTGCAAGTGTTAGTTTCGCAGCAGTAACTAATATGGCTAATTTTATTACCTTTAATACAGGACAATATACACCACTATCAACCGCAGATTATGATGTATTATTACAAAGATTAGCAGCAACGGCTGTAACTACAGGAGTTTCTTTAATAGTAAAAGATGCAGAATATACAATAGCTACAACACAGGCTTCCAGAGATGCTTTAACTGATCCTGCACCTGCAGGGTTAGGATGGACTATAACAGATGGGGGTGGAATATAAAAATTATGGGATATATAGATAAAACACAAGAAAAAAGATGGTATTGCATTAAAGATGAAACTTCAAATATTCACTTATTTGGCAATGTAGATTTAGGAAACGTATTGACTACAGGGCAACCAATTTTATTGGTGTATTTAACTGAAGATGAATTAGAAATATATGTAGATAATGAATTAGGTGCAGATTATTATAAAGATGCCGTAGAAAGTGGAAATGATATATTTATGGGTATTAGTCAAAAATATCCAATGCCAACATTAATATGATAAAAAAAATATGTATCCAATAGATTATAGTTATAATATTAAAAACAGAATTACTTCTTTAGGAGGCGCAGTATTTAGCACTAAGTCTTTAGACTTTGACGGTACAGATGATTTTGTGTCTATTTATGATGGCGCTTCAGGAAGTGGGCCTATTCAATTTGCTGCTGGAGATGATTTTTCAATAAGTGCTTGGATTAAAACTACAAGCGCTAGCGCAACAAATCAAATAGTATCATTTAGAGGAACAGCACTTATATGGTTTAGTACGTTTAAATCAGGCGCAAACATTAGATTACTAATTTCTTTAAGAGATAATAGTAGTAATACTTATTATTTAGCCAGTTATAATAATGCTTCAGGATGGATTGCTTCTGACACTTGGACAAATGTTATGTGTACTAGAAATGGAACTTCAAAAGATGTTAATCTTTACATAAACGGAGTAGCAGCACAAACAACAGGAACAGATACAACTTCAGATAACTTTACATCTTATGATAAATTAAGTATTGGTAATGACAATTACGGTGGTGGTCGTTATTGGTTTGATGGTAATATAGATGAAGTGGCTATTTATAGTAGCGACCAAAGTGGAGATGCGGCAACTATATATGGAGGAGGAACACCTCCAGATTTAACTTCACTAAACCCTACAGCTTGGTATCGTATGGGAGAAAACTCTACTTTCAAAACACCTCAAATATTA